CGATCTATAAAATTGGATTTTATACGTTCTCTCAGATTGTACATCACAACAGATACGCTGATTTACTATCTGATGTGCTGCTTGTCGGTGGCTCTCTGTCATGATTACATGTCGGAGACGGCATGTAGCGTGTTTGGCCACTCTTCGGAGTGTTTTAAAATGCGACACTTATGTTGCGCAATTTATTGTGCAATGGAGTTGTTGAAATCCTTTACAGGTAACCTCACAGTGTAATGGGAGGTTTCTATCAATTCGAGATGGAGTTATATAGAATTGATACGAAGCTCTTACAGTCTCAGCACTTTAAAAAGCAAAAACTAAAACCTTGGATCTTAGCATATCTTTAAACTGCTGGCTAACTCGGGCTCACGAGTCGTGCGTTTGTCACGTTAACTCAATACTTATGAAAATGAATACTTTCGTAAATATGGAGTGCCTCATCCATAAGCTGAGGTCGCACGGGAATAGCGTCAACATCCTGTCTAGCTCTGACGAAGCTAGTCCTCAAAAAGCTATGTCACAAAACTTGAACGCCCTATATGGGTCGCATGGGGAGAGCGTTAACATCCTGTCTAGTAGTGACGCCACTAGACCACAAAAAGTTATGTCATGTGCAAAATGCCGTTGCGAGGTGATAGACCTCTTGTCTAATGGACCATCTGCCTCTGATGATGTTATATCATATTTGAAGAGATGTTTTCCTTTTTCTTGGGGCGAAGCTTCGCAATGTCAATCATTAACGTGTTCACACAGGTATAATCGCTCTTACTCATTTGAGTGTGAGAGTAGTGAACTGTGTAGAATTTGTCCTAGAGTTCCACAAGATGTATGGTATGAGGTGTATCCACACTTCATTCGATTGCTTTGTCCTAGGCACAATTTTTCACGACCGACGGCTGGTAGCTTGTGGTATCTTCTTCAAGAAAATATTGGGACCTTGTCCGATGTATTGATCCTTACGGATGAAACCATCTTGGATATCTTCTTACAAGCTCTGGCCACCCCCAATCGTGAACCTCACGTAACCATGTGTCGTTTTGCACGTCTTCTTCAAGATTATCTTGTTGAAGAATGGTCGTATGAGACTCAAATGAGACCTCTTAGGACATTCAAGAAAGGCAAGGGGAGGAGCAACAAGATAGAAACAAAATTCTTGAAAGTTGAACAACCCCGTAGGGCGAGACCCAATTGCGTGGACAGAATGGCCGTTGATTCGATCGGTAGAGTTTCGACTCGTGTATTATCTTACTTGCGCGATGAGAAACGTGCTAGATCCGACGAGTCTTTTGAGACACAATTCAATGTGCCGGGATTTGCCGGCCTCAGCGATTTGTTTGCCTCGGGTACTAGCATTAACGACATCGTGGATGCAGTAGAAGAGTTGCGTCTAAACCTAGAAAAAGGTGTGGAAGTGAATCATCACATCACTCTTGATGTGAGTACTGTGTTGAAACCGTTGGCTGGTGCCCTCGTCTTGAGCCTTTTATGGTTGCGTCCCCCAACTGCTCTCAAAGAGAACAAAATAGCCCTGTGTGGCGTGATTGGAACTATTGGAGCCGTTCTCGTTGGGGACAAAATCGCTTCTCGTCTAAAGGACATGTTTAATCCTGCGGAAGAGCAAGCTTTTAGCATTGACACAAAGTGCGTGTCGCAGATTGTTTTTACCATCATGACGCTTGGTTTATACACTGATAATGAGTGGAAGGACAAGTTTAACTCTTGTTTTAAGCTGTTCAATAATCAGCCTAGGGTTATGAAGTCATTGCAAGACAATCTCACTTTCGTGATAGATATGCTCGATAAAGTTTATTCCTTTGTTCGGGTTGATATTTGCGGATATGATTACGACCGCTTATTTACTCAGTGTCGCCAAGAAGTTGGTGAATGGCTGGCCAAAGTAGAGTATTATTCCTCTCAACAGAGGAAGGGTAAGCTCCTTATAGACTCCATCAACTACGATGAATTGCGGGCTCTAGAGACTCGCGGTTTTGAGTTGATGAAAGAATATCGCGCCGCCGGGCCTGACGGTAGAGCTCATGTAGACATTATACATGATGGCCGTAGGCTACTGGAGAAGATTCTTGAACCTTTCAAGCGCGCAGCGTTTGACAAGAACCAATTACATGAAAAACCCTTCACTGTAATGTTATCTGGTAGATCCGGTGTCGGTAAGTCTGCCGTCACCATTCCCCTTATTGATTCTCTTCTTTCCAGGGTCTTACCTGAGGAAGATCTGCTCAGATTCGCCAAGAACAACATGGATTTTGTGTATTCATGTGCTTTCGAAACGAAATACTGGGATGGATATAAGGATCAATTTGTGTGCGTGTTTGACGACTTTCTCCAGACATTTGACGACAAATCTGATGCTGATTGTGAAGCGATGAAAGTCATTCGTGCCAGTAACGTTTTTCCCTACTTGCTGCACATGGCATCTATAGATGATAAAGCAAATCATTACTTTTCGTCTAAGATGATTTTTGCAACGACCAATAATGATAATTTGCAGAGCTCCGTTCTCAGAGAACCTGAAGCTCTGAGACGTCGGTTTGATGTCATTGCAAGTGTGTACCCAAAGAAAGAGTATTGTATTGACCCTAATGCAACTCTTGAACGTCGTAGACTCGATTCCGCCAAACTTCGTGGGTTCAACACAGATGTGTATGAATTTCACTTGAAAGGTGGACCGAAGAAAGACGAGGATGTCGGGATGTATGGGTACGATGAATTTGTCTCCTTACTTGTTGGACAATTCAAGCAACACCACGTGAATAATGGTGGATACTTGAATGAGATTCGCGAGAAGAGAGCCAAGGAAATCAAAGCCGCCCTTAAGGACTTTGCCGTGACAGATCAAATGGACTATGATGATCCAGAAGAATTGGGACGCCGTTGGTGGCAAGCCCACACACCACAGTGGTTTAGTCCTTCGAGAGAAAATCCTGAGTTAGGAAAGGGAGAAATTCCTTTTCTCAACAATATCGGACGTTGCGGAATTCTGCCGTTCTTTAAGGGACTATGGGTGAACATTTTGCGCCCGGTTTTGCTGGTGTCTGTTGGAGCCTATGGTTTGTACAAGCTGTTCTCCTCAAATGTGGGGAAGAGAACCCTCAAAAATGTTATTTCACTCTTTAGTGACAAGACTGATGATGGCTCTCATTACCTCATACCTAAAGAGTTAGTTGACAACTACTCTGATGGACATTGTTTTGAGGACAGCGAGTTGCAATCCGTCGGTTTGATAGGCGGAAAGCTACAACACGCCAGGACCACTGTCAAGCAAACAGTGCCTCTTGCAAACATTCCTATGCTGCAACCACAGTTTCGTAGTATATGTAAAACTACAGATGATGTGGCCGGAAAGGTTATTAAAAGCAATTGGTATTGCTTCCTGACAAAAGAGGGAACTCTTGTTGCCTGTGGAGTGTTCTTAAAAGGAGAAATCTTTTTGATGAATGCTCATTATCATGGTCACTTTGAGAAGCTGAAAGAGAAACATGAAATGTTTTTTCTTTGCAAACCAGCTGACTTCTTTAATGGTCATTGGAAGGAAGCGCACACTGGCATCATGTTGTCAAACATGGTGTCACAACCGCCCACTGAAGATGAATACAAGCGCGATTTGTGGATTGTCAGGCTGACCGGAGTGAGACCTCATGCAGATATCACGAAGTTGTTTGCTTCAGAATGTAATTTTGAAGTATACGGCGATAAGCCTTTTCCTACTGTAGGATATTATATAAGGAATAGTGAATCTGCATGTGGCATTCAACCCTATCTACGTTCGGCAAACAGGTCAACTGTTACTGTCGATGTCTCCCGTGACGGCAATACTAAGTGGAGTGATTATATCACGACCAGTACCAAGACTGAGTCTGGGGACTGTGGATCACTTGTGTTGCTTAACGAGGACTGGACAGCCGGTGGCCGAATAGTTGGAATTCATGCGGGATTTAACCATCAATCATCACTAGCAATCGCAGTGGTGTGTACAAGGGAATTTCTGCAGGACCAACTCAAAAGGTTTACTCGTGTGTCAGTGCAGGCCCAGGGAGTACCGTTTGACAGCGCGATGTTGTTCTCTATGCAGATCAACGGTGCGTCACCTCATGAATACTTTCCAATTGGTAAGTCAAAATTGAGGAGGTCACCCTGTTACGGTTTGCTTGGACGAAGTTTAAAGGAACCCGCAAAACTGAGGCCCGATTCTGTCGGTAATCCGATGGAGAAGGCCTTGCTAAAGTATGCGCAACCTAATCGCCAAGTAGATGCTCAAGTTTTGAAAGCAGCTCGAGAACATTATGGTCAAACGCTCAACAACATAGCGTGGGAGAAGAGAGAAATTTTTTCCTTCGAACAGGCCATTGCTGGTATTGAGGGAAGACCGTTTGTGAACCGCATTGCGAGAAACACAAGCGCTGGATATCCATACAACTTGTATGTTGACAAACCCGGAAAATGGGACATCTTCGGAGAGGAAGCTGATTTTGATTTTAATACCAAATTAGCTTTGCAACTAAGAAAAGATGTGAATGAAAAAGAAAACATGCTCTTGTATGGCGAGAGACCGCTATTCTTCTATGCTGACTGCTTAAAAGATGAGCTTAGGCCAATTGAGAAGGTGGACAAACGTGATACACGAATGTTCACACCTTGCCCATTATCGTACACTATTTTAATCAAGAGGTACTTCGGCAGTTTTGTCGAATTTTACTTAGAGAATAGAGTAGTGAATGGTGCCGCCATCGGAATAAATCCTATTTCACTCGAATGGAACCAACTGGCTAAAATGTTGTTGTCGAAAGGAAACAACATTATCGCTGGGGACTTTTCAAAATTTGATGCCACACAATACTCAATGATTTTGCAAGAAATCTTAGAAATTGTAAACTCGTGGTATAATGATGGCCATAGTGAGATGAGGAGATTACTTTGGCATGACATCTGGAACTCCCATCATATCAATTCTGGAGTGTGGTTCGAATGGGACCACTCAAATCCGTCCGGAAACCCTTTGACCACTGTTATAAATAGTATTTATGTGAATATTGTTTTGCGCATGGCATGGGTGGTGTGTATGGGAGGTAGCGTGTATTCGCTATCCAGATTCAGAACAGAAGTGTTCCTGGTCGCTTATGGGGACGATAACCTGATCTCGGTTTCCAAAGAAGCCCTCGAATTTTTCAATTATAGGACTATTCAAATCGCGTTGCGTACTTTTGGTTTAGAATATACAGATGAAAACAAGTCTGCTGTTCTACCCATTTGCAAGCGACTTGAGGAAGTAACATTTTTGAAAAGAGGATTCAGATGGAATGGGAAAAGATGGTTGGCCCCTCTCGATTGGGACACTGTTCGGCAGATGACCTATTGGTATAGGCATGGCCCTAATGTGTGCCAACGAATTGCAGACAACATGTGCAATTCTTTGTCCGAGGCAACATTGCATGGAAAAGAGCGTTTTAATGAAATTTTTAAAGTCGTTGAAGCGCGCTTACGAGAAGAAGACATGCATTTGCCTTCTTCAGATTTTGAATATTATTCTGACCGTTTACGCTTAGAATGGTATGATGGTGCTATCGCCAATGAGGTAGTTTTGGGTGAAATCCCTGTAAATGTAACCAAAACTACACTCGCGACAGATCACACCGAAGACCCTACCTATTTAGGTTTACTGCCAGGCGGGTCTCTAAACAGCCAGGAAACGGGGTGCGCAGCTCGAGATGAGTGTATCGAGTTGCAAATGAACGCACTTGCACAAACGAACCAACAAGAAATGTCTTTACAGACAAATGCAGAGTCCAACGATTCGAGTATGAAGCTCCATTCACAAGGAGCAATAAATTCGGCCGAAACTAGTTCTGCTACTATGCACTTTACGCATGGTCGAGGAACTGTTTCATACCAGCCTTTTGATATAGTTAACTTGAATAGCGTTTTATACAAACAGAAAGAAACAATCATTCAGGACATAAAGACATTCTTAGCAAAACCACTTGAAATTTATACTTTCACGTGGGCGACAACAGATATAGCAGGTAAAACTATGTTCAATTTGACCATACCCTTTGATAGTGGAATGAATTCTACTACAATGTTCAAGGAAAAATTGAGAGGATTTATGGGATTTCGTGCTACCGCATGTCTCAAATTTGTAGCTTCCGTTAACAAATTTGCACAGGGTAGATTATTATTCCATTATATTCCTGGCACTCCCCTTAAGGGAGCATCCAGTGGCAAAATGTATCTGTACAATCTTCAAACGAGAACGCAACAACCACGAGTCGATCTTGACATTGGAATGCAAACTGAAGCAGATCTCAAGATTCCTTTCGTTAATGCAGAATTGTTCTATAATTTGGTAGGAGCTTCAAACCCGTGGGCAACACTGTACGCAACTGTGTATAGTCCACTCATCGGGTCTGGAGCCAGCATACAAGTTAGTACTTTTCTACATTTTGAAGATGTTGAAGTGATGATTCCTACATCCCTGGCTGTGCAGTCAGGCGGAAGAAGGAAAGCCAACTTAACAGAGAAGGAACAAGCATCAGGTCCTCTATCAAGAAGATTCGAAACATTTTCTGAAGCACTCAGAACTGCAAGTCAAATCCCAGAACTTTCATCAGTTGCTGGAACTGCAGCATGGGTCTCAGAGGTGTGCGGGAATGTCGCGCGAGCTTTTGGCTATAGCAAACCCAATGATATAGATGGCTCTTCCGTCATCTCGAATTTACAACAACCTAATTCATTGAATTTTGATGGTGTGAATGCGAATATTCCATTAGGTTTGAGCTGTAGGCAGAAAATCGACGTGTTGCCGGGGTTTGCTGGAAACAATATAGATGAGTTGTCTATTAAATATATCTGCCAACGTGCAGCATATTTCTATGATACAACTTGGTCTACTACAGCTGCCCATAACACGTACTTGTTTGATATTCCGGTCCGTCCTGGTTCGTATTACACCTCGTACAACATCGGAGGTAGAAATTGTTATACATACGCACCTATTGCATATGTACAATCTATCTTTGGTCTTTGGCGTGGTGATCTGATTTTTCACTTCAAATTCGTGAAAACACAATTCCACACTGGGAAATTGCTAATAGCTTTTGAACCATCAAGTCTTTTTGGTGGAACCCTTACGGTGAATCAAGCAGCTTTTGTTCATTCAGAAGTTGTTGATATCTCAGAGAAATCCGAGTTTCACTTCAGGGTGCCCTTTCTGGCTCTTAGCCCGTGGCTAAATTCAGGGGAGAACAATGGGAAAATCGCATGTATTGTTCTTACTCCTTTGAATGCACCACCAAGTGTGTCTAATAGTGTACAAATTATTTGTGAAGTATCAGGTGGTGAAAATTTGGAGTTCGCTGCACTGAGAGATGCAAGCAACACGCCTGTGTGGGACGACGATTTCACTCCACAAATCAATGAAATAGATGATATGGAGGGTGAAGAAAACGTTGTCGACATCGGGAATGCAAAGATAACTAATGACATTGCCGCAGCAGAACAATATTGTATTGGTGAAAAAATTACTTCGCTAAAACAAATTTTGTTGCGTCATTGCAGAGTTTTCCTTGGGACGACTGGTAATGTAAAATCATTACAAATCGGAGCTTACAAAGCCGGTGGTGATTTTTATAGCACCTTAGGTGGTTGGATTGATAATCCCTTAAGTAGAGATCCATATTCTTGCTTCCAAGCAGGATATGTTTTAATACGTGGGGGGATGTCCTACATTATTCAAAATACTGGAGACAATACGAGTTCAACTACTAAGTCCATGCGTGCATCTTTTGCTTATTTAGATGGGAGTAATACACAAATTGCTGCTACAAGTTCCACAAATCGTTTCGATTTTAATACTGGGACTTATATCAACAACGCGTTTGTTAACCCGTGTTTGGCTATTACAGTGCCAGC